GCAGCCTGAACCATTACCGTTGCAGAAGGTGTTGACATTTGTCTGGACGCAAGGAGGCGTTCTGCGTTATTTGAACGAGAGTTACTTGGACGCCTTGGCTGCATCCTCCAACTTGAAGCGACTCTTCATACTGAGACTGGGCACTTCCGGTTTGGGAATCGCAAGGAGCTGTTGAATCGAGGTCTTGACCGCAACCTTGGTCGACACTGCGAAGAGGAATCGGACCAGTGCATCCACATGCTCTTCGTTTGCAGGATTCTTGGCGGCTCGAACACTGTCGCGCAAGTCATCAAACACTGTCTTCAAGAATCCGGTCATAGTTTCTTCGGACACCAACCCACGACTGTAGAGTTCGGACACATAGACGGCAAAGCCACGTTTGGTTTCCTTCTGTTTGGTCCAGGCGATAATTGCATCGTCATATCCAGGTTCAGTGGAGGGAGGTACAATCACAATGCGGTCGGTGTCGTACAAGGTTCCGAACATCGCAGTCTGGGTTGCGAGGTCTTGAAGTGCGTCGGGATGGGCGGCTACGATGTCCTTGTAGGCATCGGCGAGAATGGGTGCGAAGAAGTTGGACTTGATACCGAAGTCGAACAGCAAGGTTGTGACACGAAGACGGAAGAGTGCATCTCGCTTCTGGATACGCTCCAAGAAGTCGGTCATCAGCTTGCTGTAGTTCGCTTTACTGAGTTTGTTGATGTTGCTCATAATCTCGCTGTAATCTGGGTCGTCCTTCTCCTTGACCTTGCGTACTGCGGCGACCAATGCATGGTTACGCCAGTTGTCCTCTTCGTCGTTTCGTTTCACAGGTCGGAAACGACGGAATGGGGGTTTGAATGAGATTTTGAGTTTGGAAATGATGGCGAGGATGTCGTCACCAAGAGAGGGGCGTGGTAAGCTTCGAGCTGCGTAGATGGTAGAGATATCCATTGTGGGGGGAGACTATTCTTTAAGATGGAAAGGAATCCGTTTTTCAAAACGAATTTAAAATCGGATAGTAAATCAACTTCCCCCCTCCACAATGACAGACACACTTTCCCAGAAATGGGTACTTTGGTATCACGACCCCAACAACAATGACTACTCACTCGAAAGCTATATTAAGATTCTCACCTTCGACACCCCCTCCGAATTCTGGTCGGTCGTCGAAGCCATCTCCTCCGAAGCCTGGAGTTCAGGCATGTTCTTCCTGATGCGCGATGGTTATCGTCCACTCTGGGACGCACCCGAAAATGATAAAGGTGGCGCATGGTCCAAGAAGGTCGATGCACACGACACTCACAACGTGCTGATCGACTGTATGGTTCACTGCATGGCCAACACACTCTTGAAACAACACAACGAATCCGTCGTCGGAGTCACTGTGTCGCCCAAAGGACACTTCCACATCATCAAAATCTGGAATAACTTAAGCACCGTCTGTGATCGCAAGTTGTTCTCGCCCACCTTGAAGATGAAATTAGGTGATGACATCGCGTACAAGGCACATAATCTGCGTCCTAAATAAGAAACAATGAGTACAATTCCCCCCCTTACAGGTCCACCTCTTTACCGTTACATCCCTGGAGTTGGGAAAGTTACTGCTAGTATTCAGTGTGGTGGTATCACTCCACTCTATGGTTCATTTTTAAGTTCGACGACACAAAATGCGACAACCACCAATCCAGTTGCGATAACTTATTCTGAACGAACGATTGGAACCATCAATGTCAATGGTTCGTTTCCAAACAGTGAAATTGTCATTCCAACTACGGGCATTTTCAGGGTTCTCTTTTCAGCTCAATGTGATAGTTCAAGTGGGACACATTATCTTGAAATTTTCCCTGTTGTGAATGGAACCTCGGTTTCTAAGACCAATACACGAATCAGATTAAACGCTGCATCAGAAGCATGTCTTGTTGTAGAATACATACTTTCATTCAACGCAAACGATAAGCTTCAATTGTTCATGATAGCAGACAATACAAATGCTCGTTTGCTCGCTATAACACGAGGTGGAGGAACGCCAGTGGTTCCCGATGTTCCATCGATTATTATGAATGTTACACGTATCGAATAAGATTATTGAAGCGTAAACAAATACGAAACCTTGGTGAGTTCAGCCAAGATGGTATCGCGTGAGTTCAGCAAGTCGGTATCATTTTTTCCAATCTTCTTGGGCAACTCGGTTTCCAAATACTTGCTTTCCTTGGCGACAAAGGACTTGGCTGCCGATTCACTGAAATTATGAAGCTTGATGGACCCCGAAACGTTCGGTCGACCGTAGCGTCCCATATAGGATTCTACGAACGCATCGATGTTCAAGTCCAGGGCGGTAGTTAATGCATCGGTTGCTGTATGTCTCGCAAACTGCCGGGTCTGCCAGTGGTACAACTTGATTTGATTGCGGATGGTCAACAGGTGTGTCACTATGTCTCCACCCTTATCGCCTCCACGAACCGATCGAATTCCAAACTCTTTGATACGCCGTGTTCTTCGTGCTTCGCGATCAATCACCTTATCCGTCACGTGTGATTCTACAGCGTCGGCTTCTTCATGCTTTCCTTCTGCACGTAATGTTTTGGCTCGATTGAAACTCTTATTATCGCGTGGTGTGAACTTCATCACTGTATCATGTTTTGGAGGAAGACCTGACATTTATACTTGGTTAAGAAACAATGGCTAGCTTCGCAGTAGGGCGGTTCCAACCTCCTACCATTGGACCCGAAGGATTACGCGGAACAAGGCATCAAGCAAAGCTTTATATCGCCGAGGTTCGCAATCACGTAGCGTATCATCAAGAACCAGTCGTTCTTCATATGGATTTCAAGACTATTTGAAAGGTTCGAACACTTTGTAAAGAGCACCAAATGAGGTAAACTGAATGTACCGGATACAATCTCTTGCGACTCTTTCTTATTGATGTTCATTTCAGACGCAGAATCACCCATGGTCACCGTTTGAGACGCAAATGGACCTTTGCAAGTGAAGGTCAATGCATTACCGACATTCTTGATGTCCACCGTCTTTGCGGACAACAAGGTCATGTCACGGCAAATCTTCTGGAAGTCCAATGAAGGCATGGTAATACGGGTCGCAAACTCACGCTCGGGAATCGAAATATCACTATCATCTCGGTCCAACAAGTTCAACCTGTATTTAACCAATCGCTTCTTCTCTCCGTTCTCCAAGGTAATCGTCAAGTGATTGCTCTCTGCTTTGGACACACTGAACGTAATTGTATCGTCATTCGTCACCGTCTTCACAACACGATAGAAATGGTCCGTATTCAATCCCACATCCAAACGCGGAGAGGTGTGATTGTATTCGTAATGTTCGAACTTGTTTGCATACAAACGCATATGAGTCAAGACTGTTCGGGTGTTGTCCATTGCAATCATTCGAACTCCATCCTTATCAAAGACCAGACTCATCTCCACTAGCATCGACTTCAGACCTTCAGCCAATGTTCGGATGGGAGCAGTTTGAACCGTTTTAGCCACGACGAGTTCGTCTGTCATTTTGTTTACCCCCGCGGCGCGTCCTTAACTTCTTTTTCCGCATTCCACCTGTTCGGTTCTTCAATACAATGTCTGCACAATTATTGACTTCTGCAAATCGTGGATCATTCTTATTGTCTCGACTCCACTTGCGGTACGAAGACAAGTCTCGAATACCCAATGATCTCAACGTTTGTTTACATTTGTTTATTTCAATTGGATCCACAGCTCTATCTTGAGGTTCTGGTTCTGGTGCTGCTGCTTGGGCGTCTGCTGCTGCCTTGGCTTCTGCTGCTGCCTTGGCGTCTGCTGCTGCTTTCTCTTTAGCAGCCTTTCGTGCAGCTGCGTCTGCAGTTGCCTTCTCCATAGAAGCCCTTCTTAATTCAGCAGCTTGTGCTGCAGCTTCTGCAGCTGCGACATCCCGTGCCGCTTGAGCTTCTGCCGCTGCCTTGGCTTTAGCGGCTGCCCTTACTTTGGCTGCTGCGGCTGCTTTCTCTTTCGCTGCCTGTGCTTCTGCATCGGATTTGGCTTTTGCCTCTTGGGCTTCTTTAGCCTCCTTCGTTTGTCGTTGTTCCAAAGAAGTCCTTCCATTCTTGAGAGCGCCAAGCAGAAGTGCATCAAACTCTGCCTTGGGCATCATCGGAGTCACGACAGATTCAAACTTTGCATAGAGCGAACGAACGGTTCCACGAGTCACCGAGAATCGGGACAACAAGGGTTCAAATAGTTCTGGATGACCGAGATTCTCGATTTCAGGTTTGGACTTGAAATCGTTAATGGCTTGTTTGAAGACTTCAGGGCTCAACTCGCGATAGGTCTTTTCAAGTTCAGTGGCCGATTCGAGGTTCTTGGACAATACATCCTTTTCAGAGATTAACTGTTGTTGAGCCTTTTGCATCTTGGAAATTTCGGCCGAGAGCTTTTTGACTTCTTCTTCTTTCTTATTGCGTTCCTGTTCTGCAATGAGTTTAGCATCTTGTGCAGACTTAATCAGTGCTTGAGCATCTCCAATTGCCTTTTTGACTTCCTCGTCGATGGAAGCGCCTCGTTTGGCGTTGAGCTTCATAGCACCATATCCGGAAATGCCGGTGATGGTACTCAAAGTGAGTATTGCGGCTGTGCCAGGGTCCATTACTCTATCAAGATAAATAGTATTTCAGTAGTCGTCCTGTGTAAGGATAGAAGACCAGTGACAGCAAGACAACTAGTACAATGACATCAAAGGCTGCGACAATCTTCTTGTATTTGATAGGGAGCGGTGGGTATTCAGGAGGCACACCACCGTAGGGTTTGAACCATCCAATCAATGCTCCAAAGAAGGTGGGTCCAAGCTTATCATTACAATCGTAAATGTAGTCGTACCAAGCCATCAAGACATAGGCAGTCATTGCAAGAATGAATGCAAACACTGCTTCGTGTTGCCATGCCTTCTGATGAGGCATGAAATAGACCGCAAGGACAAATGCCGAAAACACAATGCATTTCTCGTTGAGGTAAAGTGGTGTTCCAAACAGAGCCAATCCCATTATTGTATGTAGAGAACTTACTCGTCCTCTGCTCCACCCTTCTTGCCCTTCTTAACCAATCCAAACTTGCCCTTGCGTGTCTTGAAGCCCAGTTTGACCAATCGGTTCTCCTTCTTGGCCTTCATAGACTTCTTACGCGAGACAATGCGTCCTGCCTTGTTGTATTTGAGGTCGCCCTTGGTGAGTCCACCGGATGTGTGGTCTGCTGTGCCGTGCATGACTTGTGCTCGTGAGCCGATGGCTGATTTCTTACCTCCTTCCATTTATTCTAGTGACGAGATAATTTGAGAAATGGGTAGACTACATTTCCGGATACTGTATTAGCGATATTCATTTGAAACGCACTTGTAGGTAACGGTTTATATAAATAGAGACTGTCTCCAATCCACGAATATCTCCATTCGTGTCGATCTTCCTTCACTCCATCAATATAGTGGTAAATTGGACGATCTGGGTGGATCTTAAATTCTTTCTTTAACAAACCAGAAGCCATGAGTCGTTTAGAAAACTCGTGATCTTCTGTATTACGAATATCTGCATACCGAACCTGTCTGACGATTGACGTGCGAATCAGATTCATAGGAGAGACACTTCGAATAAAGCGGTCAGGTTTTTCATACCATTCAGGATAGTCTAACGAATGATGAAATAACTTGTTAAACTTACCTCTTACATAATGAGCTCCTACAAATGACGCACAGTCATAGTCTTCAGTACTTTGGATCATAGGTACGAATGTCTTGAGGAAATAAGGTGCAAGGACATCGTCATCGTCAACAAAGCAGTGATATTTCCCAGAACACCGATCCATCAAGACATTGCGTTTCTGTCCTAGTGTAAGTTCTCCATTATCCGATTCCCATAACACTTCTACACGAATCTCGGGTGTTTCTCGGATTTGACGCTGAACTTCAGCAAGAACCTGTTCAAACAATGCTTGACGAGGTTTCATGGTTGGAATAAGGATACTAATGTCCTGCATTTATTTATCTGATCAGTCTAACTTTAAATGGTGATGTATGAATAGGTCCTTCACGTTGTATTCGCAGTTCTTGTTGAGGTTCGGGTCGATCAATATAGCAAGGCGATTCTGGTTTTCCACAGAATACGTCTGATGTCCATGCAAAAGGGAACTCTATATGTGTTTCACCTGGAAACCAAATACCATAACTACAGTGAACCAGCGCAGTATTCAAAATCTTTGGGTAAATTCGTTCAGCAAGAAAGCTTTGATCGAGACCAGCACCGTGATCTCTAGGATGAATGCAAAATTGTTCATACTCGTGACGAATGCATATATTCGCACGTTTACGAATTCCCCATAAACCTCCCATCATAGCTACCCGATGTTGATTGTTATCTCGAATGATGTGTCCAGTATAGTTGGGTTGGAGTACAAACTGTTGAATCGCCCATCGGTCCTTCCAGTGAATACGGCTATCTGCATCACGCACGATCATTAGTTCCACTTCCTCTTCATCAATCGCAAAAAAACGATGGATCATATTCTCGGCATTTGTGATGTGTGTGTCTCTTACAACAACAAAAGGAACTGACACTAGTAACTCTCTCATATCGGTTGTTACATCTGAACCAAGGTATACATACACTTTCCACTCGGGAAAAAACCGTCCAATCAGGTAGATGTTTTCAAGAAGTCCAGTATAGTAGAGTGGATTTACACTACCATAAAGGCAGAAAGAAAACACATTTACCATAGTGAGTATACAGATTATATAATGAATATACAATTTTCAAAAGGCAAGTTCGTCTTACAAGACAGAACCACAGCGTTCGTTACGTTCTCAAATGGACGGTATAGAGGGTTCGAGAAAGACTTTGAAAGGTCTGTGTTAAACGTCTATCCTGATGCTGCAGTGTTTTGCTTTCACGATTTCTCGGAGATACACAGTCCTACACATTCGGACAACCCATATGCATTCAAAGTACATTGTATTGAAACAGTTCGTAAGAAAGGATTCTCTGTAATCGTATGGTCAGACTGTATAAATCGTCTTGAAAAACCCCTTACCGAGATATTTCAAGAGACTTCTGAAAAGGGGGTTTATTTGCAAGGGGATGAACATGCAAGTGGACTTTTCGCCAATGATAAGGCATTGAATTACTTTGGGATCAGTCGTGATGATGCTATGAAGATCGAAGCAGTGTACGCGTGTCTAATGATATTTGATTTCAGACATCCAATCACATCTGTGTTTTTTGATCGTTGGAAGAAGGCATCCGAGGATGGGATCTTCATTGGACGTTGGGACAACCTGAATACTACAGAGAGTCTCGATTCTAGATGCAGAGGTCATCGACACGATCAAACATGTGCAGAGATCATTTCACACCAGTTACAAATTCCTAGATCCACTGCTTTATTAGGACATAAATCCAAAAAGTACTTTACCTCTTTTCGGTATCCTTAAGATCATGATCGACCATTGTCGTGATTAACTCTTCAAAGGTAACACTTGTGTTCCAACCAAGAACGTCTCGTATTTTACGTGAATCTCCACACAAATACGTCACGTCGTTGGGTCTCATAAATTCACTTGATTGAACGATCCATTTCTTTCCAGTTGCATCTTCTGCATACTCAAGTCCAGCACCATCCTTCTTCCATGTTAATGGAACGTTAATACGGTTCGACACACACTGAATGACGTCGCGTACTGTGTGTACACTGCCTGTAGCAAGAACCCAATCGTCTGGGACAGTATGTTGCATGATAGCCCACATTCCATCGACATAATCCTTTGCATAGCCCCAATCGCGTTTTGAATCCAAGTTTCCAACCACTACCGGTGCAGTTCGAGTACCGTTAACAAGTTCCGACATACCGCGTGTTATTTTTCGCGTAACGAACTCAACTCCACGTCTAGGCGATTCGTGGTTGAACAGAATTCCATTACAAATAAACATCCCATACGAATCCCGATAGTTCCTTGAAATCCAATACGCATACAACTTCGCAGTCGCATAAGGAGATCTTGGACGGAAAGGCGTCGTCTCTGATTGCATCTCGTACCCTGTAGTGTCTCCATACAGTTCGCTCGTGGATGCTTGGTAGACTCGCATCTTCTTGCAATGTCTAGACTGACGCACACATTCTAGAATACGTAGTAGACCTAGAGCATCACATTCAGACGTGTAATCGGGTATAAAAAACGAGACGTGTACATGAGATTGTGCAGCGAGGTTATAGATTTCGCAACGCTCATAGTTGGGTAGAAGTTCGTCTACCTCGCGAATCACATTGGATAGACTGATCGCGTCATTCATATCAATGTATCGAATGTTCAGCCTTGGAAGGATAGGTTGAAGTAGATCTAACGTATTCTGCGATGATCGGCGAATACAGGCAAATACTAGATAGTTCTTCTCTAACAGGAGTTCGCATAAATACGATCCATCCTGTCCATTTGCTCCTGTAACTACTGCAATACGACTCATTATGAAAAGTCATACGTTGGTATGAAAGCCCCTGTTTCACGAGAATAACATCTCTTTATTTCAGCCTCTAACGGAATATAACAGGACAAGCAGTAAAAAGAGCTGTCGATTGTGTGTATTTCCTTTGCATGCTTGATGAGTTCTACGTAATCTATGAAAGGTTGATTTACGAATGACTGTGCTAGTGTGTGCCATGGATGATCGTTAGGATACAGGTTTACGTTTGGGTCAATTGTAAGAATTTCATCTTTGTCCCACGTCACCAACTCTGTGAAATGAGAAGACGATTGTTGTTGAACAAAAACATATGGTTGGTTACGTACGGTTTCATACATCGCCAATGCATTCTCTGTATTCGGAATATGGAAATGCGTGTGTCGAACTGCAGGATCAATGCCCATGTCAATGTAGAAGTTCTTTGGAAGGTCTCCGAAGCCAGAGTGCGGGAGCTTGTAAAATCCAGATCGATACACAGTGGTCCAATCTTCAGGATCGTATTCAACACATTCACCTCGCTGTGTGTCGGACGGACTCTTTCCTTGTAAGTAACCACCCTCTACAACCCATAACTTTATCGTGGGATTGTCTGTGAAGAATGACTGGATATTTGTAGCATACTGTCGTTTACAAACAACAACGGTTTCATCGTGTTGCATAGCAATGTATCGTACTGCTCCAATCAATCCAATATGATCGCCAATTCCCATGTGTCCAATTACGAGAGCACGTCTTGTTGGGTATCCTTTTTGTTCGCGAATGTATGATTTTGCTGCACGGTTTATCACATCTTTGATTCGAAATCGCATGTCGTTCTTGTCTAATATGTCCACGCATTTCTGTGGATCTGGACAAGCGCGTATATCGTCTTGCATGACCCAGATCTCGTCGTTCACTGTATACAGCTGCTTGTAATAGAACGGTAGGTTATTGACATACTCCTTTAGTTCTTCATACAACAAGTCGTATTCGGTTTGACAATGCTGTCTTCGCGTCTCATCGCGGATACGCTTGCACTTTATATCTAGGATTGTGAGTTTATCAATCGCTTCCCCAATTGAAACTGGTAACCGGATCATATATAGTCTAGTTGCTTTCGCATTAAATAGTATGTATCCGCTATTTGAAGAGTGGTGAACCCCTTCTTCATGTAGAGTTCACTTGCAGTATGATTATCCTTATCAACAGTGAGACGCAAATAGGAAGCGTTGATTGCTTTTGCATAGAGTACCAAGAAATTCAGAATGTACGAACCGTATCCCTTTCGTTGATGGGTTGGAAGAACACATACGCCAATCCAGAAATCATCGATGTGTCCATAAGCAACCGGACTACCTTGGTCATACACTAATACCGTCATTTGATGTCGCTCAAGGCAGGTTGTTGGATCTCGTGTTTGAAAATACCGAAACGTAGGTGGGAGTTCATGGGTTAGAAATTCATGTAATCCTGTGGATGTTGCTTGACGAATATCGAATACAGTGGGTTGGATCATACAGTGAATGATGTATGTTTGATCATATGCAGACAGTGTTGGAGACGATGGAATCATACACAACGAAGAGTGTTGGATATCCTGTGACTGTGCTGTAATCGATCGGAGATGGCTATGTGTGTGAATGCTGTAAAACATAGGTCGTACATCTACACCACACGTTCGTAGACGTGTTTGGAGGGTTGAGTAAAGTTCAGTGTTCGATCGCAGAATAAACATCCACAAGCCTGTAGTCGATGGAGTATAGTCGGTGTCTTTGAGCAATCGCACATATCGTTCATAGACTTCACGCTTCCGTTGTAGAATTGCTTGAATGTCCTGTAGTTGATCAAACAAAAACGCAGCCTGCAAGTTAGTCATTCTGTAATTGTAACCAAGGACATCATACACATAACGTTCAGTGGTTGTCCCATGATGGCACGATTTGTATATGAACTCGTAGAGATCTTTATCATGTGTATACCAGAGTCCACCTTCACCCGTTGTGATAAGCTTGTTTCCAAAGAACGACACTGCTGCACAGAGTGACTTTGTTCCTACGGTAACTCCTTCATACGATTCTAGAAATGCTTCACAGCAATCTTCTACAAACACTAAATCAGGACGTAATCGTTGCATACGAGGGACATTGACGATGTTACCGACATTGTGAACAACCACCACCGCAGAGTTCGCTTCAAGTGATAACAAGTATTCCTCGTCTTCACACATGTTCAATGTCTTCGGGTTCATTTTCAATACCGAAATCTGTTCAGGAGTATATTCGTATAATGCACAGTTCCAGACTGCAACGAATACGTAATCAGGCACGTAAACTCGTTGGAGGTTCGGGTATTTGTACTTCAGCGACTTATAGAGAAGATGGGTTGCACTTGTTCCATTGTTTACAAGAACAACGTAAGGAGAACCGATCACGTTTACACATGCCTTTTCTGCTTTTGATATAAACTCTCCTTGTGAACTAATCCACCCATCATCGATCGCTTTCCGAACCGAGGTTGTATACGGTTGGATATCAGGGCTATAAATTGGATATTGCATTGTTTAGTAACAACTTTATCGTTTAGGCTGTTGTAAGTTCTTTCATACCTGGAAAGAAGTCAATATCAGGTGTTGCTAACGCATTGAAAGATCCTATAGGAGAAATATGGGTATTGTGTCGATACCCGAACGTAGTATCCGTACCAACCTCAATCGTTTCAATATGTGAGAGGACAAATACGATCATTGCATGGATGTTTGCATCCAACCATCCTTTCTTGAAAATGTTTCCACTGGTTTCAATTGCATGAATGTACTTTCTAACTAAAGGTCTCTTCCACATTTGAAAACTCGAGACGTGGAAATTGTTATACGGTGCAAGACCTGTGTATCGTTCATTTAGTAGAACACCTCTAGTTCGCAAAATAGCATAGAGTCTAGGTAAACGAAGATAGTATTGAATTCCGAGTTCCTTTTTCACAAACTCCATTGTAAACTCAAACAATGACGACTGATCATTGGCTTCACAGAACAAAGACCGATAGACATAATCCTTTGTCAACCATGAACTTATGGAGGGCTGAGTCGGATACGGTTCCTGGAAAAAGGAGTCATCGTCCAATCGCATGTAGTGTGTGTACGACTGTAGAACCGGGTATGATTGTACAATTCCACTGAAGAAGCGACACATCATAAGGTATCCACGTGATTGAGGAAGTGAACGGTTATAAATGCCTTCAAACCCTTTGAAATCAATCTGAATACAGTGCTTAACGCCTTCGAGCTTAACTATTTCATCCATCGTGAAATCCTCATGGAATACGAAAATGTCTGTGTTTGGAAAACACTTGCGAGTTTGACGAATGGATGCCTCCAACATACTATAACGCGACACAGTGGACCCAGGGATTCTAAAGGAAAGAGGAGATGCGAGATAGAGGATACACAAACTCATACTTATTTGTTTGACCCGTAACTGTTTTTTGGAGTTCTAAACACACCGAACTGTCCATGCAGGATGTCCCATACTGGATGGATCCAATGGATAGTCCTGTGGGTAAATCTTTACAGTCTCCGGCTTGGATAGTTTTAAGAATCGACCCACATTCGAAGTGTCGTCGGTCCAACACTCTGTACCCCGCAAACATACACTCAATCCTACAAGCATTTCTTCGGTTTCAACTTGTTTCTGTTCCTTTGACTTCTCTTCCAATGATTGAATATCGTGTCGATGTTCGCGCTCTCTAAACGCCTTGCTATGATAGGATCCTCGTTTCGTAGTAGGAACAATGGTAACAATTCGGTTGTTAGGCATCTCTTGTTGAAGTTCTTCAACCACGGTATAGTCATCGGTTTGCACAAAGAACGTAGTGTTTTCGGTATGTGGAATGTGTGAGAGTATATCCTTCACATGAATGTATTTGGCTTCTTCGAAGAGTTTATCACCTCGTCGAACAAAGAGTCCAATAAATGGACCTAGAGAAGACACGATGGATTCAACCCTAGCCATAAGAGGATCGCGTAATACAAATATCTCACGAACTGCATCCCTATAGTCTCCCAACGTGTACTTCCAGTCGCTTGGTACATTCAAGTGTGAACAACGTAGTCGTGATGTAAAGTAATCATCTTTTAAGTCCAACGTTGTGAAGTAATCATGCCATCGGTTGTAGGGCCAATCCGCATGAGCGATATAGAATGGAGTGTTTGTTTTCTTTGCACGGATGTATGCGTTACAAAGGAAGAAGAAGACAGAGAAGAACCCCCCTGCATTTCCCATTCCACTAGTTAAGATGAAATGAATCATTTATTACCGAGTCACAACTGTTTTTGGGTTTCCAAACACAGTGGTGGGTTTCCCCTTGTTGTTACTTATTTAGTTATCACGTTTAGTTGGAGTATGCAAGACCGCCCATGCCTGACATAACTCGGAGAACGTTGTAGTTAACTGCATACACGCGGACTTGAGCAGTGCGGCCAGAGCGGACTGTGTTGACTGAAACAGTGAGCTGAAGGGTTGCCTTGTCGATACGTGAGAAGTTGCAGGTGCCGGATGGCTGGTGCTCCTCGGGCTTGAGTGCGAAGGAGTAGACGTTGACACCGACCGAGGGAGTTCGGCTGTGGTGTTGGTAAGGTTGAACGCGGTCGAAGTATCGGCCCTCGCGCTCTGTGAATCGGTCCTGGCCGTTGAGCTGGAGCTTGGCAACCTCGACTGGGTTCTTGCCAGAGCACTTGACGCCTGAATCGAGGATAACCTTGGAAAGGAGATAGTTGGTGGTGGCTGCAAAGACCTCTTCGCCTTGGTCTGGACCAGAGTCCAACCAAGAAGCACCTCCAAGAGAAGGACCGAAGGCAATTCCCAAGCCTGGGAGGTAAGGACCTGAAGGACCATCGCCTGCTGTGGTGGGGATAGGTTGGTTGGCTGTGACGTTGCTGGTGTTACCGAGGGAACCACGGGCAAGGACATCCATGACGATACCCTCTGTGGTGAAGTCATCCGTGTAGTTGAATGGCTGGCATCCATTGACCTCTGCAATGAAGTTCTGGTTGGGTGTGCAGTCAACGAAGGAATCTCGTTGAACAACCCAGATGAGCTCCTTCACTGGGTGGTTGAAGTTGAGCTGGATCTTGTTGGAGGAGGAGGTGATGGATTCAGCACCTGTGAACTGGAGCTGCTCAATCAAATACTCGTGAGTCTGCTGGGCGAATCGTCGTCGCTCCTCGGTGTCCAAATACACATAGTCAATGTAGAGGGAGGCAGCCGTCAACGACTGGATGGAGGTTGCAGCTGCAGTGGAACCAGTCTGCTCATAGTAGCAGCAGTTGATCCATTGCTCGAACTCAACATTGATACGGACCTCGTGGTACTGGAGGGCAATCAATGGGATAGCAAGACCTGGGTTTCTGCAGAACCAGAATTGGAGAGGGATGTAGAGGGTCTTGGCTGGTGTACCAGATCGGGGAGCACAAGAGTTGGTGAGCTCGGCACCGGCGCAAGAGGCATCCAAGGCATAACCACGTCGGTCCTTCATGAGGACGAGGTCGTGGGTGTTGCCAATCATGTCATCGAGGGCTGCAATGGTACCTGCATCCTGGGAGAGCTGGGTCCAGATTTGGAGCCAGTCGCCATATTGTCGGTCAATGCGTTGACCTCCAATCTCGAGCTCAATAACCTTGAGGAGTCTGTGACCGATGTAGTTGAGCCATCGGAATCGGTTCAAGTTGGTGGAACCGGCTGTGAGGTCGACTGCTGGGAGAACAACCTGGACGTATGTTCGGTACATCAAGTCGGCGTTACGGTTGATCACCGCTGTGACACGCTTGTTGAAGTCAGCCTGGCCGTTGAAGGTAACCTCAATGGATTCCATGGCGAAGTTTGTATGGCGCTTGTAAAGCACCTTCCAGAAGGTAATCTGGGGATTACCTGAAATATAGATATCCTGTGCGCCATAGCTGACAAGCTGTAAAAGACCACCTCCCATGTTGTTATGTTCCAAAGCAAGAAAGTTTTTTTCAGGAACGTTGTAGGAAAAAAGGGGGTTTAAGGGACGCCTCGGCTAAACACCTATGGATGAAGACCAAGAGTTAGCTCTAGGTACATCCGTTGTGTTGCTTGTGATCTGTGTAAGTTGTCTTTCATGGGGACTGCATCATGTCCTCACATGCAATCGAATTACTGAAGAACCATCCGAGGAACAATATGCATCGCTTCTAGTTCCTGCATCCACAGCTTCATCGCGTACGGGATGGTCTTCGTGATGAATTCGGTTTTGTTGCCGCAGGTTCCACAGGAGTAAATCATCTCTTCTTCATTCACCACTGCAAGTGTTCCACAGGTCTTACAGATACCGGTTGGAAACGGGTCAGATACATCCATTAAGCGTTCCTTCGTGAATGCCGCGGCACCGTGGCTCAGTAAGCAATCGCGTTCCATCTCACCGACACGAAGACCTCCATCTCGACTGCGTCCCTCACACGGTTGTCGTGTCAAACTCACAATCGGTCCCTTACCTCGACTGTGCTTCTTATCAATCACCATATGCTTCAATCGCTGATAGAAGGTAGGTCCCATGAAGATTTCAGCCTGCATCATTTCTCCCGTCTGTCCATTATACAGAATCTCATTACCGTAGGGATGCAGTCCCAACTCCAACATGTGTTTACGCAAGTCTTCTACCTTCAAGTGGCTGTACGGAGTTCCATCACCCAGTGTTCCTTTACGGACACCGACCTTTCCAAAGATGTTCTCCATCAACTGCGCAATCGTCATACGCGAAGGAACTGCGTGAGGATTCATAATCAAGTCGGGTCGTAATCCAGACGCAGTGAAAGGCATGTCTTCTTCGTCCAACAGCATTCCAACCGTTCCCTTCTGTCCGTGTCGAGAGGAGAACTTGTCTCCAATCTGTGGCACACGTTCAGAGACCACACGTACTTTGATGAACGGATAGCCATCACTGTTCTTGTCTTGCCACACTCCATCGATACGACAGGGTTCTGTATTCTTGTGTGTAGTGCTTGCGTCACGATAAGTGTATCCAGCAGTATCGTTACGCAGATTCACAACCTTTCCAATCACCACATCGTTCTCTTGAAGCGTCGAGTGTAAGATGGGAATTCCGTTGTCTCCGACTGCATCGTAACTGGTAGTCTTGTATTTGCGAGTGTTGTGTCGCATGGGTTTCATGAACTTTTCCTCTCGACCCGAGGTCACATTACGATGCTCTTCATCCTTGTACATTGTGTAGTAGAGTCCACGCATGAACCCACGATTGACTGAACTTCGGTTCATGATAATCGAATCCTCCTGATTGTAGCCTCCATAGCATGCAATCGCAACAATCGCATTCATTCCATACGGCATCTCGTGCATCTTCAAGATGTTCATCGCACGTGTCTCGACCAACGGACGAGTCAAACTGCACAAGAGATATCCGTTCTTATCGAGTCGTTTCGCATAGTTGCCTGCGTAGACGCACATCGACTGCTTACCCATCGCAGACTGATAGGTGTTTCGTGGAGACTGATTGTGGTCCGACAAGGGAATGCTGCTCGCCATATGACCGACAATCAAGCTAGGGTGAATCTCGTAGTGTGTATGCTGTGGTGTTGCGTGTTCTTTGGAAATCGCAATGTGAAGTGTTTCGGTTTCCGACGCATCAATGTATTCGATACAGCTCTTCATCCATGTCGTCCAATCGGCACCCACAGCAGGCCATTCACAGCCTCGACGGAACACAGGTCGTACCAGTCGTCCTGCATCCGTTTCAATGATGATGGTATTGAGAAGCGTATACCATGCGATGGACGTGTGTGGGTGTAATCGGAAGGAATGCTTGGCCGTTCGCAATCGTTTCACCAATGTATCGGGTGCTTGTGTGTATCCGATAATGACTCCATTCAAGGTGACTGCAGTACCTTCATAGACATGAGGCGTTTCAATCCACGTCAAGTTTCCATGGTCTTGAAGGAAGTGAAGCAATGTATTGGTTGGAATGTGTTGAGACACGGAAGTCAACAAGCTCATGTTCTTCACAATACCGACTGAATGACCTTCTGGGGTCTCGACTGGACACACGAATCCCCATGAGGTGCCATGGAGTTTACGAGGAGCCAACAACTTGCCCGATTTCTCCACAGGTGTTTGAATACGACGCAAGTGACTCAATGTGCTGGTGTAGGACATACGCGCCAAGACTTGAGAGACACCGACTTTGGTCGCATTCGATAAGCTGGTGCTACTGCTGGTTCCAAGACCTTGAACCGTAAAGTTACCGGTAGCCAACGCTTGCTTCAACTTGCCTTCAATCGTTGACAACTTCAAGATTTTATACAAATTGTTGATGTTGAGAATCTCCATCGGTTTAGGGCCTTCTTCTCCCTTCTTCCACGCATCATTGTTGACTTCTTGTACGAACTCGTTACGCGTATCATTACAGACCTTCTGGAAGAGTTGTCGGAACAAGTGGGTCAACAATGCACCGGTGGTCACCACTCGTTTGTTAGGGTACGCATCTCGATCGTCCAACGCAATGGACTTCTGGTCAGTCAAGATGAGTCGACGAATCATGCTTGCGGTCAACATACACTTGCGGGCATTCAACACACCGAGAGGTGCATTCTCACCGATAAAGCGGACATGGGGCAAGTATTCACTTCCCAAGAGTTGTCGGACATACGCACACTTGTCCTCTTGATTGGTTCCGTATTGGAGGTGGTTCGACAGATACGAGACAGCTTCGTCTTGACTGAACACTCCAAGTTCAGAGCAGTCACGGAAGGACGCAGACAAGAGTTCAATGTGTGGATCCTCAAGTGATTCCCAGACTAACTTTGCAATGTCGGCATCGGATGTCACACCCAAGGCACGGAAGAAGACCATGACTGGAATGTCTTCGCGGAATCGAGGCACGCACGCAAGCAGAGGGTATCCAAATCCATTGAACTTGCTGGACAGACGAATCTCCAACTTCTTGGGCGGCATCGTGAAACTTTCGTGAAGCGACTTCATTTCCACCGAGTAGGAGTGTTTAGAGGAGGTCTTCTTGGACTGGAAGACCATGATACGATTATCGGCTACCTTCTCTTGGCACAGAATGGTTCGTTCCGAGCCGTGGATGATAAAGTATCCGAGTGGGTCGTGTGCGCACTCTCCGTACTCTTCGAGTGACAAAGGGTAGTCATTGAGAAGGCACAAGGAAGAGCCTAACATGACAGGTAACTTGCCTAGACTGATGCCTTCAAACACGCGAGACTCTTCATCGTAGGTTTCATACTTTTCACCTTTATACGTTCGAGCAGTGAAGCGTACATCTGCATACATTTGTGCGGCATACGTGAAGTTACGCACACGAGCTTCCATGGGAAGCATGGGTTTGACGCGACCGGTTGCCTCTTGGATACGAGGCTTCATATAGGTCACCTTTTCAAACGAGAGCTTGAATTCATACTTGTATTTCTTCAACAAGGGGTCTTGTTCGTGCCATACAGTGATGGGTGCCGTCGACTGGATAATCAAGGGGAGCTTATTGCGAACAAAGTCTTCATACGAATCAATTTGATGGTCCACGAACCTACGAACACCATTTGCAAAGTGAGCTTTAACTGCTTCCCATTCCATGGTATCTACTATGGGGTAGACTCTCTGTAAATAATGTTTGTCCGTTTTGAGTAATGAGCGACGCTATCAAAATCGTCAAGATGGGTGGCAAAGCCACGCCCAAACAGGAAAAGGTTGCTAGCAAGACTACACCCAAGAGTTCACCCAAGCCCAAGTTTGGGATTCTCAAAGGCGGAAAGACCGCGCGAAACAAGCCGCGTTTTGAAGGTGTTGCCGACCCCGCCAAAGCCCCACCGAGTCGTAAGGTAGGTAAGACATTGCGTATCCTCACTGAAAAAGGACTCTCCAGACGTCGTGCACGAATTGCATCCAGTGCGTCCAAGATGAACATTGCAGCCATTCGCCAAACCCTTCGCAAGAACAAACTGCCTATCAAGGACAACACACCCGACAAGATTGTTCGCAAGATTTACTCGGACGCTCAAGAAGCGGGGATGATTTCTTAAGCATAGACAATGACATCCATTTGGGGTCCATTGGGATGGATGACGCTCCATTCAACCGCCTGTGCCTATTCCGAGAACCCAACGACCGCTGAACGAGAGTTGATGTCGTCGTGGCTCGAGATGTTTCGTGACTCGATTACCTGCCCGAGTTGTAAAGAGCATTTCTCAACTTTGTTGAACAACTATCGTATTCATTTTCCGGGAATGTTGAACTCACGACAGGAGTTTGTGATCTTTACCTTTCGATCCCACAATGCAGTGAACCGACGCATTCACAAACCATTGTATTCATCCGTTGAAGAGTGTCTTGCGACACTTCGTAACATTGTTAAGAGTCGCCCTGCACGAGAGTATCGCAACACGTACCTTGCACATATTACTCGTCATTGGAAAGTGATGCAAGATGTCAATGGGATTGTCGTTCTCAAGAAGATTCAAGAAATGAAGCGTATTGAAGCCGAGTATGTGAGTCAACGTGATACAAACTTTGAAGTTCAAATTCGCCCGGATGTCGTGGTACTTCCACAAGATGCATTGGAACGCACCAACGAAACCCAAGTTCAACGACCTATCTTTCTAGGCAATGCAAAGGCAACAGCAGGGTTCCGACTCACACCCAACGGATTTCGCTTACGGATGTAAGTGTGCCGTGAGGCAAAGACACCCATGGATCACATTCCCACGCAAAACGACGCAACCAAGGATGACGAGACTCTTTCTCTTCATCGTAGAGTTCATCTGGAAACACTGGAGTTAAGCCTGTTTTGACCAGACTGGCTTCGGGCAGAATAAATCGCAATTGATCTTCAACGGACATGGTCGGAGTTGGATGGTCCCAGGTAAACTCGGTGGGGCGTTCAAAGTCCTCCAAGGTTTGAAGCAGAGGTGCTTCTGGATACGGATAAACCCATTCCCAGTCCAGAACTTCAGAAGTCGTGAAATAATGATGGGTCCATTCGAAGGTCTTCCAAAACGCTCGACACACAGGTTCCCAATCCAAGACTCCATCCATTAAGTGAACTGACATGCGTTGTTCCAGTGCATGTCCATCGGGTGCCAAAATATGTCGATTCACACCTTTCGCACATTTCACGAGTGTTTTCAGTTCATCTTTATTCGCATCGTTTCGGTCGGCATAATAGAGCGCACGAGTGTATCCGTTCTCGCGTAATGAAAACATGGCTAGATTCGGCATGAAATCATTGCCAAAGCACATGATACTCATTTTGATGAACACATCCTTCTCGATGGGCAAGACCTTTTCCAGTTCACGAATCGACAGTAAGGTTTGTCCACTCTCTTCGGATTCACGAAAGAGATGAATGTTTCCCAAATGACTCTGTGCTAACGCAATCAAGACCAAGTCGGCATCCAATCCATAGATACAGACGGAGGAAGGAGGTTGAGTGCGTAACCATTGAAAGACCTTGTGTTCTCCTTCGCCAGGTTCCAGTGTGTCCGAGACAATCACTTCAGGAAACACGAATCGCAGTGCTTGTGCCAACTTCTTCATGAAGGGAGTTCCAGGGGAAATCTGATGTTTATCAAAGTCGCCTGGCTCTCCGTTTCGCATACGACGATAGCGTTGTTGAACCATCTTTGCGTAGGGAACCAATCCATCGAATGCAATGTAGACTCGTTTTGCTTCGACGGTCTTCATCAGCTCATGAAACGCAACAATCACACTCCCGACGGGGTTCTCGGCTTTGAGTGCGTGATGAATGAAACAGTTGAAATCAATGGCAAAAAGGTCGACCTTATATCCACTGACCAGACGACGTTGAATATGTTTGTGCACCCGTAACAGTGAAGCCACATAATACGGGATTCCCATTAGTTTAGTCCTCCAGGGTGCCTGTAAAGCAGTAGAACAGGTAGGTTTCGTCGTAGGGGTCAGGGTCGTCGTAGTCAGGGTCATCGTAGCCTTCGTCCAACATCTTCTTTTGTTTGGCTCTGAATTTGGTTAAGATGTATCGGATACGTCGTTTATGTCGGTCTGTGAGTTTAGGAAACCGCTTCTTAAAGTCAAGTATTCGTTGTAGTTGTAAAGTAGAGGGGCAATCAAGGTCGTCAACATTGAGTTCAGGTTTGGGGGTTGAATCCATCGGGGGCAGGTCTCGGGATTATTTCCATAGAACATTCTGTTTTGGGAACACAAATGATTGCCTGGATCGTCTTACTTGCGTTTGTAGTCTTTTTCATGTATCTGTGGACCACCCTTCCAGTTGCCGAAGAGAAGCCAGGGTGTAACACCTGTCCGAAGAAGAAACTCCTGTAAGATACAAATGAAGTTTCCAAAGTGGAGCGGATATCTCCTTTTAGCAGTGGTTGCACTCATAGTCTTCTTTATGGCAGGTAAGTCTGCCAGCGATTCATGCCCAGGTTCTCTTATTTGGTGTCCAGGTGTAGGGTGTGTGTCTGGACCGGATAAGTGTATTCCCGGCAACCGCGGAGGCCCTTCTGCGGTTTTTTCCAGAGAGGGATTTGTCAATAAACAATGCCCCGACAAAACTCGAACGGATGGACCTTGCTTGATGGAGTTCTAAAGATTTTCCATTCCTACTAATAAAATGAATTATATGTACTTGCTCACTACAGCGATTCTCTTCTACCTGTTGTCACCAGGCGTCTTGATTTCCCTACCACCAGGTTCAAGCCACATGGTCCAACTCATCACCCACGCGCTTGTCTTTGCCGTGGTCCACAAGTACGTCCAACATGGACTCTTGAAGCAATAAAAACGGATTCTAATAGTCCAGTAAAGTAGACCTCCCCCCAAAATGTCAGTCACCCTTATCTACGAAACACCCTGCAAAGAGAAAAGCTATCTCTACACCCTTACCTATGAAACCCTCTGTAAAGACTATATGACGCAACGAGTGCGTATCTTTGAAACCAACGAAGCGTTTAGACTACGATGTGACGAAGCGTGGTCTAAACTCTTAAAGTACTGCACCGACGGTGTGTTCAAGTTCAAGCAAATTGACCCAGACGAAGACTTCGACTACATGGTTGAAGAGTTCATTGAAGATGTCTGTAGAACCGTAGAGGACCGCGACTACGAATCACTCTCCCCGATTCTCCAAACCTGTGTTGGATGCAAACACAATTCACTCGGACAACGAGACCATATGCAACATGGAGGCTGTCTACACGATAGTTACCATTGTATCTTGGAAGATTGCCCTAGTTGCGACCGAGAATGTCAATGCGACAAATGCGGCGATATGTTCCAACTAGAAGAGGGCGAAACCTTCGCAGGATTGTGTTTATCGTGCGAAATGCAACGAATCCAATTAGGTGAACCCAGACGATGCGCGTGTGGACAACAGAGCATGTCCGATCTATGGCTACAGTGTTCGGACTGCTACGATGCACCGAATCGTTGAGCGAGTTGAAGAACGATTGGATGATGGTTGTAATCATACAAGTCAGACCATGCAAGATACTCTCGAAACTGACGCTCCGGTTTGAAGAATGGAAAAGCTGGATAACAGTTTTTCAGTCCCATAAACGCTTGAGCAATGGGTGGAACGTTATGTTGCTGGAAGAGTTGGATGAATTGGTCGATTTGTACCCGTCGTTGAGGTTCAGGTAAGGAATCGATGTGCTTGCGGAGTGCGTCCATTAACCTTATCGGGTGGTTCCGATTTAAATGTGAGTGTTTCTATACAAGTATGTCCTGTGCCGAAATCGCCTCCGCGTACTCCAATACTACACTGACCAAGGTGGTCAACATTTATCAAACCCAATTCCTCGACTTCAAGGCGTCGGGTCTAGGAGATTACCTTCGTGGTTGTATCTCCATGCTTCAATTACTCAAAACTCTCAAGCGACACACTGGAAGAGATGTAGCCTTCGATATGGACTTGCGTAATCACCCAATGAGCAAGTTTTTGACCTGTGACGAATCCCTTGAACGACCTCCAAACTATGCAGTCATTGGAAACTTCCATGTGGATTCGCTGATTGTTGAACACGATGAGAACGACATTGCTTACCAACACATTGTCCGTGAAGTCGTTCGCTATTTCAACAAGATTCAGCAACCTACCTTCTTCACTCACTGCTGCAAGGAGAACATCTACAACGGGCTCCTCGAGTCCGAGAAAGCCTTGATTCGCTCAAAGCTCCAACCCAGCGCAGAGCTCGAGACGTACATTGCAAGCTCATTGACTCAACTCGGTGTCACTGGAGCCTATTCAGTCCTCCATGTTCGAATGGACGATGCAGTGTGCTTCCCTCATGCAGTTGCTTCAAGCCAAGCGACCTTGAATGACCAGTTGATGACGGATTTAGTCGCGAGTGTGCGTTCCAAGGTTGACGCAGACAAGACCTATGTGCTCATTTCCACCAACACTGCGGTTAAGGAGGCACTCACCGGTGCAAACATTCGTTCACTCCCTACAGCCGTGTGCCACATCGGACAGAATCAGTCTCCAACGGACGAAGAGTTACGAGATACCTTGTTGGATTTCTTCTTGATGTCTCGTGCTTCCGAGGTTTTAGGATTCAGTACCTATCAACGCACTGGATTCAGTTTGGAGTGCGCTAGGATTTACAATGTTCCCTACACATTCACATGGGTTGAGGACAAGGAAGAGACGGAACGAAGGACTAAAATGGAAGCCGAGTTCAGAGCAAGGATGGGTATTTCCATCTAAAGTCATTAGAAAACGGATTCTAAAACTCCAATGGTATACGTTTTCACCCCATTTCTATCATGGAAAACTGCTCAATTTGTCATGATTCAATCAATGCCTCTACAGGACATTGTACTCTCTCTTGTTCACACTCTTACCACATTCAATGCCTAACGAAATGGTCGTCTACAAATCCGTCCTGTCCGTTATGTAGACACTCACTTTCCGAAACAGAAAAACCCGAACAACGTACTCTCTACTATGATGATGGTGTAGAAAGAATACGTAACTTTCTACTATGGGATAGTAATAGACCCCTACGCCATTGGAGTAGACCAGAAATAGAAGAAGATGTACCATCACTACCACCTCCACGAGAAGGAGAAGTATTCATTCAACCTGGAACGAATATATCCGTATATGAAGGAGATGTTAAGATTGTAATGGAACAAACTCAAGCCACTCGTTCAGAAGCTATTCGTGCATTGATACGTCATCCTGAAGACATTGTGAACGCAATCATGATGATTCATGACTATCGTTCGCGTCAAACACACCGACCACGAGTCGTGTCACCACCTCCACCTCCACGCGATCCACTCATGGATCCTAGTTTCGATCAGACGATGACGACTGCACTTCAAAGGATGTTTGATGAGGACTACGATGACTATAAATGGAACAGTTATTATGACACGTTCTGGAGAGGGAAAAACTTCACGGGTCGTGCTGAAAACTATGTTCATCAAAACTTTCAAAGATTCTTGTCGGTTGGTGAAGATAAACTCGAAGAAGGGTATTGGTCTGCGTAAAAACGGATTTCATAAGTCCAGTTTAGTAGGATTCCCCCCCAAGAGTATATCATGGAAGACTGCTCAATTTGCTTCGAAACCATTACTGCCGATACTGGCCATTGCACCTTAGGGTGCGCACATACCTTCCATACTGCATGCATTGGTCGATGGACAATCCAGACCACTGCATCCTGCCCCTTATGCCGCAAAGAACTCGGCGAGACCGAAGTTCTACCTAAAGCTCCAATCATTCCAGACGACTTTCCAGTAAGACAGAATACAGACACCGGACAACTGGACCAATATATCAGCCAATGGATTCATAGACCTCACGTCGTGCAAATCGATGCTCGTCCAGGTCGGCGTATGACAATCTTTCGAGGCGAAAGTTCACCACGCATCCACATTGGAAACGGCATTTCAGTCTTGGAAAGCGACGTAGATGAAGTCATGAGTTTGGGACGTGTGAGTCGTAGTTCCGCCATACTGGCTCTTCGTGAGAACGAAGGAAATGTAGCCGAAGCACTCTATGAGTTAGACCACACACCACCAGTGGATGAGGACGATGAACCTGAACCTGCTCCACGTTCACCTTTAGAACCGACCGACGACATGTTTACTGCATGGGCGTTGGAACGGCTGTTCAC